GGTCCGTGATCGAAAAACAAAGTTCATCGTGTATTTGTATGTGAGGTATTATACCTTTTTCATATAGATCGACCATGGCCTTCTTTGTCATATCTGCTGCTGACCCTTGTATCAATCTATTCAAAGCTTTGTAGGTGAATGCAGGTGTATAGTATCTATCAAAATAATCCATGTAGTTTGTATCGATTTTATTCTCCTTATACTTATCTAACATCTCAGCCTTAAATGCTTCCATCGCCTGCTCTTTTGTGTAAAGTGGCACCTCGTTAAATCTGTTGGTCTCAGGATTCCATTCTTTGTTGGTTGTCTCCCATTTATCAAACCTGCAGAATCTATCATATAGTGTAAATAATAATCTATTATCTTTAGCAAATGTTATTAGTTCTTGTGACAGCTGACGTACGAAAGGGACTCTTCCATGGTATTCATTAAATAGTTCTCTAGCCTGTCGTTGGTCCAGACCCAACTCTCTCTGTAGCTTGATCTTACCCATGCCATAAAACAGACCTAGGTTGATTGTTTTTGCCTGTTTCCTGGAGATATTAGCCATGTCAGCAACGATTTGATGAAAATCTGCATCATCCTTGTCAAACTCTTCTTGCAGGTTCTCTGTGCCTGGTAGGCCCAATTTGATCGCATAATGCACCACAATACGTGGTTCCTGTTGTGAATAGTCAAAGCTACCCCATTCGCAACCTTCTTCTGGTATAAATAATTCTCTCATCTTCCTACCGATATAACCCTTGGCCGGTATCTGTTGCAGGTTAGGATTGGACATACTAAACCTGCCGGTGACTGTGCCGCCTGTATCTGATCTTATCTGGTTTATATCTGCGTGTATTCTACCCTCGTGCACATACTCTAACAATCCATCTATAAAAGTGTTGACCGCTTTGTCATACTCTCTTGCCTTTGCGATCATACGTAGACACTTGTTGTTATGTTTTCGTAAATAATCTTTTGGTAGTTGTGGCATCTTAGATTTTGGTGTGACCTTGTAATCTTTTATGCAGAGGTGATCTAATAATTTTTTGATTGATGCTGCGGCCCAGATGTCAACGTGTATTGTTGTTATACTTTC